CTTTTAAGGACCCTGATGGCTTCTTATATTTCACCTTTTCATTCGAAAATTCTTTCGGATAATACTCTTTTACACCCTTTTTTTATGTGGCATATAACAGTGCGGCATTACCTCCAATAAAAATAACTTGATTAACTCTCTCTTCAAACACTATTAAATTAAAATTATAATCATAGATACGCCAAGTAGGCTTATTAATTCCAATAATATCTCCTGTCGCGGGATCACATATAGTAAGTACTTGCGCATAAGGATCCACTGGAGGAGTTATTGTTGTAAATTCAAACTGAATAGTTGAAAATCTACTCATATTCATTGCTCCACTCGGACTTGCATTCATAGGATCAGTATTTAAACAAAAATTATAGCAATATAATCCCGAAGGGGCGAAACCATTCGTACGAGCATATTTTTCAACATAATTAAATACGCCAGATGGTAATATATTCTCTCTATACTTGCCATCAACTAATATTCCCATGGCAACTAAAATGTTTTTAATATTTTGGGGATTGTATATTCCAGTTATATATAAACCACTTAGAGTTCCATCCGGATTTAATCCTGGACCCAATAGAGGATAATTACCTGGAGATTGCGTCGGATTTGTAAAATCGCCTGATGTTAATGCGGGTGTTACATCTTGTGGCATAAAATTATATGGCCAATTGGTATAATTAGACCATTGATTACGTAAATTCGCATCACTTCGTTGAAAATAAAACATCCAACTAGCTACCATTCCAAGCGATTCTAAATCAACTTTATTTGCACCAGTAACATTATAAAATGGTTTTTCGTATATTTGTTTAATTAAATATTTTTGTTCATTTGCAGCAAAAATCGCTGCTTCATCATTCGAGAGAAACGCATAAGTACAATTTAAATTTATATCGGCATTCCAATTCGTTCTTGTATCGGTATATGAAGTTGGACCTAAAACCTCATCTGGCGGCGTCTGCAAAAATCGATATAATTGCATATAATATTGATTGAAATTTGGCGCTACTATTGGAAAATTATTAGCATAATCCATCACATCTCTAATGGTAAACCATTCATTAATCGGTCTAAAGGATATAGATATTTGTAGCTCATTGTATTGCAAGGAGGTTAATGGAAATGCTTGAGTTGTAATTAAGTTAAACCATGATCCAAGAGGAATATATAAAGTACGTCCGTTAATAGATGGCTGTGCTCCGGCAGGACTTGATGTATAAAAAGCATTTGGATATGTATTTACACGTCCACCACAATTTGCTGGATCATTTAAGTCGGATACATTGCCAATCATTTCATTAAAAAGCGCCAATTTTTGTGCATTAAAATCTCGTTGAGAAGAGGCCAAAATATATCTGCCACTATATTTTTGTAATTGTTGATTACCGCATGTAATTGAAATATTACTAATAATTTGTGCGCCAATATTATCTATCCATTGAAATTCATAGGGAGCCCAATCTGTTACAATTTGACCATTTATGGTTTGAGGCGGCATTAATGGACTCCAAATGGTTGGTAAATTGATGGATATATAACAATCCATCAGTAAATCAGCCAGACGTTTTATTTTAAATGTAAAGGTTGATTCACTCGTGAGACTTAGAGTTGGAGTGCCTTCATAATCAAGCCTAAAGTTTTGTTTTCCAAAGTTGGTATATCGTTTAAAACAACATTTCCAAAAAGATTTAGTAGGGGTTCCATTGAGGATTACATTTTGATTACCAACAGAAATTAAGTTTAACAATCCACCAGCCATTTATTATATTATAGTATGATTATTTTAATTACTTTTTCATCATATTAATATTGTTATTCATTTCAAAAAATAATAATATATTAGATTAAGAATGATGAATGAGGAGGATTATCAGTCATATATGATTTTAGCTTTCGTTTTACTTATATTGATTATATTTATCATTTATATGTATTATCTCTCAAGATTAGAAACGAAAGAAGTATCTTATATAAATAATTTATATTCAACACTTAATGGCAATTTAAAATCCATTAATACTTCAGATCCAGATTGTAATGGTAATTTATATGACTATTATGTAAAAACTGCCTACAACGCATGTTCGGGAGGATCCTATAAAAATGATTTTGTTAATATTGGTATTTTAAAGGCTTTGTTAAAACAAGGAGTGAGATGTTTAGATTTTGAGATTTATTCGATTGATAATGAGCCGGTTGTAGCAAGTAGTAGTATAGATGACTATTATGTAAAAGAAACATTTAATTCGGTTAAATTTAGTGATATAATGGATATTATAAATAGTTATGCGTTTGCTTCTGGAACATGTCCGAATTCATCCGATCCATTAATTATACATTTAAGGATAAAAAGCAATAACCAAAAAATGTATTCAAATTTAGCAACTATATTTAAGTCATATTCAAGTATTATGTTAGGAAAGGAATTCAGTTATGAAAATTCTGGTAAAAATTTAGGTAGTGTGCCATTATTATCATTAATGGGAAAAGTTATTTTAATAGTTGATAAAACCAATAACGCATTTTTAGAAAATGAAGATTTATTAGAATACATTAATTTAACAAGTAATTCGGTTTTTATGAGGGCTCTTAATTATTATGATGTAAAAAATGGTCCTGATACACAAGAATTAACTGAATATAATAAGAGAGATATTACCATAGTATTACCAGACAAAGGCGCAAATCCAAGTAATCCAAGTGGATATTTATGTCGTTCTTACGGTTGTCAGATGATTGCAATGAGATACCAATTGGTAGATAATCTTTTAATGGAAAATGCCTTATTTTTTGATAGATGTGGATATGCGTTTTGTTTAAAACCACCTGAACTTAGATATCAACCAGTTACTATTCCAGATCCAATTCCTCAAAATCCAGCATATTCATATGAAACCCGTAAATCAGAAACAGATTTTTATAGTTTTAAATTTTAATTACACCTTTTAAATGGTCGAATAATCGAGAGTATTTAATCAATATTAGTTAGATCAACTCCAAATATTCGTCCAAATCTAGTCCAAAATTCGCCGATATTCTACCGATTCTTACTGGATGGAGTACGTACTCTACCAATTCTTTACAAAAGGGTTCCCAACAGTCTCTCATTTTTGAATAATTAAGTTTAGTAAATAAATGTATAGCACTTGGATTAGATAATAATTGTGACCAAACTATTTTGGTTGGATTTGCTTCTAGCAATCGCATAGCACTTGGATTTTCTGATAGATTATACCAACTAATTTTATCCAGATTTGTTGAAAGAAGTGACATCGCAGAAGGATGTGATGATAACCGAAACCAATTTATTTTATCAGGATTCGCTTTGAGTAAATCTATTGCTTTCGGATGCGGATTTGATGATAACCGAAACCAATCTATTTTATCAGGATTTTTTGAAAGAAGTGACATCGCAGAAGGATTTGATGATAACTGCGACCAATCTATTTTATCCAGATTTGCTTTGAGTAAATCTATTGCTGAAGGGTTTGAAGATAGCCAATACCAATTTATTTTATCCAGATTTGCTTTGAGTAAATCTATTGCTGAAGGATTCGTAGATAAATTTATCCAATTGATTTTATCCGGATTTGCGTTGAGTAAATCTATTGCTGAAGGATTTTGAGACAGATTAGACCAATTGATTTTAGACCAATGGATTTTATTAGCATTTGTCTCCAATTTATGCATCTCTTTTATCAAATGTATAGCATTTGGATTAGCCGATAGATTATACCAAACTATTTTATTAGAATTTTGTTCTAAAAATGATATCGCTTCAGGGTTTAAGGATACCATCTCCCACGATATATTTTTAAATGGTTTTAAATATTTAGGTGATTGCATTTATTATTATTGTTATTATTTAAAGAAGTAAAAGTAAATCAATTTTTATTTAATATTAAATATTAAATATTAAATGTCCATACCCTATTTGATATATTATATTTTTATCTGTTAATAATATAATATAAGGAATGCCTAAAAATAAAAACATTTGTAAAGATTTAACATTTGCAGAATGTGAATTGGCAATTGTTCGTATGGCTGTGGATAAAGCAGAAGAAAAAATTGGTAGACGCGTAGCTAACACGGATGATATGAAACAAATTATAAAAATAGTAGAAGATTTTATAAAACGAAAAAACCTAATTTGTTATGGTGGAACAGCTATTAATAACTTATTACCTTCTGAAGACCAGTTTTATAATAAAGATATTGAAATCCCAGATTATGACTTTTTTACAACAGATGCCTTAAATGATGCCAAGGAATTAGCAGATATTTATTATAAAATTGGCTTTGAAGACGTAGAAGCAAAATCTGGACAACATCATGGAACATTTAAGGTATTTGTTAATTATATTCCAGTTGCAGATATCACCTTGTTACCTGCTGGTATTTTCAATTCACTTAAAAAAGACGCAATTCGAATTGGTGGAATATTATATACTCCGCCAAATTACTTACGAATGTCAATGTATTTGGAATTATCTAGACCAGTTGGCGACACA